GTCTTGGGCTAGATGCCAAGCATCTAATGTACCTGTAGCGTTTGATCGGAATTTACCTGTGATAATTGATGGTTTATACCGATATTCTGCATATCGTTCTTGGTAGGCCCATGCTTCGGTGTCTACGCTGGTGCCTGTGTATACGAGTTCTTGGTTTAATACGGCTTGTTCGCCGATGTTGGCCAGTGAAGGCCAATAGAAGTCGTAGCGGGTTTGTCTTGACCAGAGTCTATTCAACCCTTGTTGGTATGTTAAGTCTGCTCGGACATTAATTAGTCCGATCAGTGTGCAATGTTCTGTAAAGCTTTTAGTGAAGCCGATGCCGTCCATTGAGACGGTTCCCATTGCTGCAAGGTTACCTTGAGGGCTTGTGCCTGTTTCTGATGTTTGCGCGATTGGGCTAATGTTTACCATTCGGGTACCACCGCCGAGATATTCGGAGCGCCAACCGGCTGAAGGTGTTGTTACGCCAAAATGTGATTTGACGAGTTCGACATAGCGTGTTCCGCCGCGGGCGTCACGTTCCAATAATTTTTGCACTTGGAATGCTTGTCGTAGTTGGTTAATTGTTGCCGCTGTCGCGTCAGACAAGTCGGCTATTAAGCCGCTTGTGTATTCTGCTGCTCCGCCTTGAGATGTAGAAAATAATGCGTTTGTGCCGCTTGATGTAAGTTGGCCCATGTTAGCACCAGCTGATGGTCCCGCCGCGACTTGGTACTGCATTGCATTACCGTCGCTGAGAATAGGTGCTGTTGTACCTAAAGGTAGGTCGACGCTGTCGCCTTTTTGTGGCCATGGTAATGCTGAAGTAAAATAATCGTGTCGCTTTCCGCGTCGTCTTAATTGATAAACTTGGTTCAATGTTCCAAAATTTGTATCAGGTCCGTCTCCTGTAATTTCCTCAAGGGAATCTTGTAAATTTTGGTCCCTAAACCATTCATTGTATACACGGTTATAAATTCTAAATGGTAGTGATGATGATTTTTGAAACACTGAGGTTACCTGAGTAGGTAAACCCATATAGTCGCCTAGTGATCCTTCATCACATGCTAGTGTTGTTGCTGAAATCTGAGGAATTAAATAATCAATTGAATCTCCGGGATTGTCTTGTTCTCCCATGAACTTAGTCCAGTTGTCCCATAGTAATCGATTAGGACAAGAGAAAAAGAATACGTCCATGAACAAATTGTCCATGACTGGGTATATTGGAGTTGCCATTCTGGCAAATGCGGTAAGATCAAGTTTGAAAGTGTCTCCCGGTAGAGCTTCGTCTACAAAGATGGGATAAAGATATCCTGAGTCGAATGTTGTTTTTACAGAGTGTGATCTGTTAAATGAAGACCGGGGGATTGTGATCCCCGGTACTTCGCTGAACGTGTGGTTCATGTGGCTTGGGTTACGACTCATAATTGGGGACCTTTTCTGTGTCTGGTTTTTTGAGTTCTAATCCGTTGTGGATTGTTTTTTTGTCTGGAGTTGGGATGCCAGTGTCATCATCAAATTCTGCGATTTGATATAAGGTGTAGTCAGCTGGGTGTTTTCCGAATTGATGCTCTTGAGAATTGATACAATCACCGAATGTACGGATTGCCATCCCTGTCTCGGGTAAGATGAATGGTGGTAAGTAAGCTTGTGCTTTTTCGTCATAAATTGAAAACATCCCGTATTTCATTGCGGTAACTCCCGTTTTTTTTGGTTTAGTCGGATTATTCCGATTTTGTCTTTGATGGCAAGCCGTTCGGGGCTGCGCTCATCTTTTCTGAGTTTAGCGGCTTTTTGCCTTTGATGTAAAATCTTTTTGTATGTTTCTGGATCGTCGATTTTTAGCCTCGTAGTGTAGGCTCGTGGTACTGGTTTATTTTTTCCGTCTATTATGCATTCGTCATACCCCCAAATTTCTTGGTGGTGTTTTTCGAGCCAAGGCATACCTATGCCGGGTCGTCTGCTCATTGTTGCGTACTCTTTCTGTAGTACGTGTATTTGTCCGGTGTTGTAGTCCACTCGTTTGTAATAGTCTTCTGATTGATCGCCGTTGATTTTTTTTTGTATGTAGCCTGCTACATATTTTGCGGAGTCGTAGGTTACTGTGCCCAGTTCGGATATGCCGAAGGGCCATAGTTTTTCTAGATGTTTTGACCGGTAAGTTAGGTGTCCATTTCTGATGGACCATTGGGTTTTGTCTGGGAAATCCCATCCAAAGATTATTGCGTGGTAGTGGGGTCGCCCGTGGGCCTCCCGATCACCCTGAATAGGGTGGGGGAGGTACTCTCTTCGACGGGAGTCACCGAGAGTGTTTAGTACTTTACCGTATTCTCCGCAGTGGTAAAAGCGAATTCTCGCCGGTTGTATTGATTTTCGAAACCGTTTCATAAATTTCTGAAAGTGTTCGATTTTTAGAGTTCCGTTCTCGGGTAAGTGTTCGTTATCGTAGGTGAGGGTGATAAATGTTGATGCGTGGTGCATTTGGGCTTCGTGATACATACGAATTGCCCAGTCTGACGCTTTGCGTTCTCGGCATGCATAGCATTTGCCGCAGGGTACGACTAGCTTAGCTAGTACGTTGCCTACTCTTATTGCCTGTTTTTGGTTGGAGGTGAACCCTCCGCCGCGGGCATGGTAGCCCGTCAATGGTCTTGTGCATTCCATAGTTGTTTTTCCCGTCGAAGTTTTTAAGTTTTTATTAGAGGCGGATTCCGCCTCTCATTTGGCCTGTTAGCCTGTTGCGTTTGTTCATACGCGTAGCTGTTTTTTTAAACATTTTGCGTGAAGTGCTTTTTTTAACCTTTGATCGCCGTCGCATGGCTCCGCTCCTTTTTTTAAAGCTTAAGTTTTTGGTTTGTGCGACTGAGTGGTGTCAGTCGTGTAGTTTATGAACAAGTAGCATAAACTACACCCTTATTCGGGCACCGTATTTTCCTCTGTCGTGCTCGGAAGAGAATCTTCCTGCGCGGCCAGCGGAGTGTTTAACATTCCGAGGCGTGTTGCCTCGTCTTTGTTGTTTTCGTCTGTTACGAAGTCTAGGAATTGTTGTGGGTCATTCCCGAAGCGTTTACGGATGTGCGCCGGTAGTTCACTGAAGTTTTCTTGGGCTTCAATCACGATGTTCATTGCTTCGTGAAATGTTTGACCGTCTACAATTCCATAAGTTGGGGTTTGTCTGTTAACCCATGATATATGGCCAGTTTTTATATACCTGGCCATGATATTGTTTATATCTGTTTCGGCTTGTGCCGATTGTTTTGTTCGTGTTTCACCTTCTATTTTGATAGGTGAACGTTGTGAATGTCCGAATTTTCGGATTGATATCTTGGAAGTCATTTATTATTCCTTCGTTGGTTTAGATCGTACCGATCGTGGATCATATTTTGGTACTTGGGATTGACCCATTAGCTTAAGGCCTTCCCAAAGATCTTTGATCTGTGAATTGCTCATTATTTGGCCCATTTCTTTTGTGCCATTAGTAATGATTCTACTGAATTCTGATAGATTATTTTTAATTAAATTATCATAAGCGAGATTGGCTACTGCTGGGGCTACGCCCGTTTGCATTAGACTTGCTTTTACCGCTTTGACTTCCTGTTTGTCATTTGGATTCAGATAGTTCTCATTGATGTAGTTTTTACGGTATGCCTCTGCACTGTTAATTGCAGTTGTTGCCCGTAAATTTGCATTTTGCGCTACCGCGCTACTTGTTTGATTAAATGCTTGTGTTCCAGCCCCCAGAGCGGATTCAACCTTAGTTGATGCACCGCCTGGTGTTGATGCTGGTTGTTTCGCTGCGAGTATTGGGTTTAAGCCTGCTGCTTTCATATCGGCCATTGCGCGCTGATACGCGCTGTTTGACATTCTTTCTTGAAATGCCATTTGTTCTCTAGCGAGTTTAATATTTTGTTTATTAGCTGATTTCTGCCCTAGGAAACCTAGGACAGCCGATCCAGCTCCTGCTAATGCCGATAATGCCATTAGAAGTGATCGACCATGCCAGGTACGCCGTATAGCGGCATTGGTCGTACGCAACGCATATTGAAATACCCATCGAATAAGAATTCTGGTTCTGATGGCACCGCGA